CTTGCCTAAGTCACGGACTTAGAAATAACATCATCAAATCACGGACTCTTAGATGTTACTGAGATGCCTCTTTTTGCAGCACGGCTGCTAAATCAGGGTCTTGATTGGATAATACCATTTGTTGCGTGAGATTGCCCGTTTTCCAAGGGTTATCTTGTCCAGGGGCGACATTAGATGTAGGGCTTGGCTTTGTACCCATACCAGCAGAACTGCTCGCTTTAAAATGATGCTCCCATCCACTCCCAGGGTTCTTTAAATTATTAACGTAAGTACCCAAGTCTTGTTCCACTCCACCATTCAAAATAACAGTTTTACCATCACTGCTTTTTTGTAATTTGTCTTGCAATAATGCCAAAGTTTGACCAGCATTAATTGCTCCAGCATTACTTAGAGCAGATAAAGCTGTCGTACGTGTCGCAGCATTTTCCGTAGAACGTTTTAACTCATCAATTTGAGTCTTTAAAACACTAATTTCTTGATCTTTTTCTTGAGCTGTCTTATTAGCATCTTCCCAAAGGGGTTTATACATCCCTTGATCTTCTAATGCCTTTTTACGATCATCGTAATACTCACCTATTTTGCTTTTTGCGTTCTGGAACGCTTTTTCTTTTTCTGCAAGCTGCCCTTTTAATGCTTCAAATTCAGCTAAAGGTACAGTAGGAACTTCAGGTGTAGCAGGGACTTTAGGAGTTTCAGAAGCAGTCACGGACTGTTCTTCAGGAATCACGGACTCCTGCTGAATTACTCTTTCTTCCATATTTATTCAGTGATAATAGTTTTAGATGGGGCAGGTTTAGGAGTTGCTTTTGCTTTTGGAGCTTGCTTTGGTGGACAAGCAGGAGGATTTAAGTCCTCAAACCTCATTTTTTCAACGGGCATAGATTTTAATGCACTTAATTATTATTCTAGTCTATTAATTATTTTCAGCTTCATTTGCGTCAGGTAAAACCTCACCCTGTACTAAAATATCTCTAAATTCTTCTCTATCTATTACTTGTTGATCAAACAAGGAAGTCAAAGCTGTTATATCTTGTCCAATTAGCCTATCAATATCAAAATCACGACTAATTTTAATTTCTGGTGGCTCTATTCCTAGATAATTAGCCGATAAATTAAACGCTTTTTGCATTTTTTGTTCCAAATCCAAAGAAACCATCGAAAGCATTGAATTTGTATCTACACGGTCTAAACGTCTTGCATCTGCTGATTCTGCAACAAATTTTTGCTGTGAAAGTGTACTAATTCCTAAAGTTGCCATCTGTAGCTGTAATTCTTGTATTTCTGCTGCTTGAGCTTCAAATGCACTAGCGGCTGGTTCCACGTAATAAACTTTATTTCCTGGTTGGGTTGCCATTGCATAGTTAACACTTATAGACATATCTTTTGTTTGATCATCCCATCCTTCCATTACCAGCAAAGGTTGTGAAGCAACATGCAAACTATGAATCAAGTCAGCCTGACGTTGGAAATGAGTCAAATTCAAGTACGCAATATCTAATAACGGTGGTTTGCTTGTCAGCGTGTCTGTTTTTCCTGCATAAACAGTCACTAAAGGTATTTCACCTAACGAAAAACCACCTGATCCAACAATTTCATAGTCTGTTTCGTTAGCAGGAGAGTCGAAATTACCTGCAAATTCTTCATTTTCAGTGTACATATCTTTTGTTGATTCTTTTCTTCTATAAATCCTGTATTTTCCTGGCTCAATAACCCTGATCTGATCATAAACTTTTTCACCAAATTCTCCATCAGGTACAACTGCTTTCTCTGCAATCCTGACTTGTATTAATTTTCCATAATTAACTTCTCTATCTAATCTCCAACCATAAACATTAGCAGGATCAATCTCAATCCAATATGGCCTACGGTTTTGATCCCTTTCCTCCGCAAGACTTATTGCTCCAGTTGGTGCTGGAAAGTCTACAAGTGTATGACTATGCCCGTAAGTTAAAGCACAAATTAAATTTCTTCTTGCATATTCATCGAGATCCGATCCGCATCCATCAACATCCTTTACAAAAACATCAGTCCAATAAGGATCACCAACAATTGTGATTGGTTTACGAAGAATTAATCCCGTTGCAGCTCTAATTAATCTTTGAGCATAAGGAGAAAAAACAGCACGATTTACTCTTGATAAATAGGCTTCATAATCTTCTCTCGGTTCTAACGGTAAAAACGCTTGCGAATTTTCTCGTAAATATTCTGTCCCTAAACTAACTGCTTTCATTATTTCCCACCCTTTTGTCATATCTAAAACTGCTCTGGTTTTAGAAAAAGGATTGTCACCACCACCTAAATAGGTTTGGCTAACAACATTAGTACGAATTGCCCCTGGAACTGAGTATGTCATCTAACGTTTAAGGCTCTCAACATTGCATACAGTCTAAACGGTCTTTCCTCGTTTACTTTTTCTTTGCACTACTCTTTTTTTTACTTGCAGACTTCTTATTTCCTTTGACCTTTGCCAAATACCCTTCACACCTTTTTGTTCCAGCAGATTTTTTCATTGTTTTTAATAGATTCTATAACCAGTTTGGCCTAAAGTCTCAGGTTTTGCCAAGTTAAATTGTTGTAAACATAAGTACCCGAAAGCATCAAAAGCGTGATCAACACCAAGATTTTTATTCGGTAAACCTGTATTTGGTGCATAAGTTAACGTCCTTAACGATTTAATTAATTCCTTGCATCTTGGATGAATAAATGTTCTCCGAACATTACTTGCATCATACAAAGCAGTATTGACAGCAGTAATCTTATCTCTAATCTTCCAAGGTGCTCTGGGACTTGAAACATTAAACCCACTTCTTCTTAAAATTGCATGGTCAGTTGCACCAACGCCAGCAGTTTTTCTTGCTCCACCCGTAGGGTCAGGACAAGCAACAATTCTTCGATCTACCCCGTATCTATGTATAACTTCCTCCGCAAAATCCCATGTCGTAGCACCTCCAGTCATAATTATTTCATCAAAGACATATAGCGTGTCATCCTTTTTAACAGCACAGATACCAGACATCGGATCTACGTTAAAGTCAACACCCAGCAACAGAGGCATCACACTAATATCCTCCGCAACTGTCGAAATATTGTCATCACCAAAACTAATAGCCACCAATCCAGTTAAATTCTCGAAACTAGCTTCAAATTCTTGTCTAAATGTCCTCCCATCTAATTGTGCCCTAGCGGCCTCAACTTCATCTTCTGGAACATTACCCCCCTCAATCGTTGTATAACACCATCTTTTCCACTCCTTAGTAGGATCTTCCTTGCAATAACACCACAAATCATAAAACCAACTAGCAGTTCCATCAGGCGTACTAATGAATAACGCCCACCCCTGTTTATCAGCTAAAGCAGGTCTAATAACCTCAAACCATACCTCTGCACTCATAAATGCAGCTTCATCTAATACCACACCCGACAAGCTTCTTCCCCTCAATGCCATTGCATTTTCCGTACCCTTTAACTCAATAGTTGACCCATTTACCAACTCCAACCTCAAATCAGTCTCATTCTTACTCTCAATCCATACCTTCGGAACTAATTTCTTTAATGCCTTCCACGCTATATCCTTTGCCATCCGATATGTCGGAGCACAATAAAAAAATGTTTCTCCTGGTTTCTCTATAGCTCCTCTCAATAACTCAATACAACTCAAATAACTCTTTCCAAACCTCCTCCCCGCTACTAATACTCTAAACCTACGCTCATCATTAAATACCTGCCCTTGAGCCCATCTCAGGCTGATATCTGGACCTGTTTGTGCGGTTTTAACTGTCATAACCTATTATCTTATACATAGTCATCCGATTTGTAATCGTGGCAAGACCCAAAGACCCCGACCAACTTATACTTAAAAGACAGCAACGCCTTTACAGAAGACAAAGTGAAGGACTTTCTACTAGGCAGCTTGTTATAGATCATTCCCTTAAAGAAGGTATCTGCGAACGTCACTCTTGGGATGATTGGAAACAAGTCAAAATCTGGAATGAAGAAGATTGGGCTAAAGATAGAGAATCTATGGTCGCTCGTATTCAATCCATGCGTCTTCGTGCAATAGATAAAGCTATGAGAAAAGGTCAACTTCAAACCGTTCAGACCCTTCTCGCTGACTTGGGTAAGGTTGTAGGTGAATCTGAAGAGGTCATAAACATAAAAGCTCCTGAACTTAACATTAGAGTCGAAAATAAAAAATCTTAATTTCGAGAATATATTTAAGTTGTGGGGGCCCTGTTAGAGAATATCAACTTTTGGTAGGTGTCCCCCTGTGATACGTCTACCCAACTGAGATAATTTAGATAGCAACTAATTAGTAGTCGTTTAGTAAGGGATAAGGGAGAAATCCAGTGTGTGAGCTGATAGAGTTTTTGTTAATTAATAAATGACAGGAGCCCGCGAGCTGCTATAATGAGTTAGGACCAGTACTATTTAAAATTTAGAGCAAAAAAATTCTCTAAACTCACTTAACTAGCTAGGAATTAAAACAAAATCAATTTTCCGAGCTGGTGAACTGAATAAACCAAAAAACAACAAACCCAAACCAAAAAACAAATGAAGTTTTTAATTATCTATTCAACCTATCTTTTATTGATAGTTTGCGGAGTAGCTAGCGTTTCCAGTTCATTGCAGACAATGACGGAACGAGACTGTGCAGCAAGTGGAAATGCAAAGAGCAGTTCTTGCCTTTATCTATCTAATTACAAATAGGAGAAACTACAAATGGAAAACACAAACGAATGGAGAGAAGTAAGATTTTCTCCAAATTGGGATCAGGAGCAAAGAGATGCTCACATTGAAGGATTGAAGAGAGAAGGTTGGGAAATAGAAGTTGTAGAAACATCTTTGACTATCAAGGATGTTTCAGAAGGCAAAGGATATTGGATTTAAAAAAATGACATCAACAAAACAAATCTTTCTAGACTTATCCGAGGATTACCATCAAATCCTCGGAAGTTCTACAAATCTAATTGAAGCAATAAAAGAAAGAGACAAGCGAATAAAAGACTTAGAGCTCCAAATTGAAACTATCAACAAACCACTAACAAAAATTTAAAAAAAAAATGAAAACAATTAAAGAGGTTCAAAAAGCTTATCCATTATTTTTCAATGAAGATCTAATGGAGCAATTTGCTGGTAAATTTTACCCTGATGTTGTAGCTACTAACAAAGGTAGTTATTTTATCAGTAGTGAAATTTTCGCTTATGAGAGAATAAGCGAACATGAAATTAATTATCCTGAAAAAAACAGGGTTTTTAAAGTTAGGTTTGCAGATAGGTTAAAAGGTAAAGGGTTAGAGATAGGGCAAATTAACACTGTTCATGATTGTTTAAGTTATGAAGCAGCGAAAATGTATTTAGAAAAGCTCATGCATAATACTGGTGGTTTTTATGTTAGTCAGCATGAAGCGAACATGGCAAGATTGAGGATAACAAACAAATGAAAAATAAACTTAATTTATCTGATGATTCTTTATTAGAACTTGTTTCAATATTGAGGCATGATTTAGAAGAATGGTCAGAATTTTATACTGATACGTGTCCTTTTGATTGTAATGCAGATAATATTTGTAAAGTATCAACCGATGAATTAAAAAAACATATTTCATGGAAAATATTGAATCAGATTAATAATAGTAATTTTTTAAATAATCAAAAAATTGCTAAGGACTGGCAAATAAAGAGATTAAAAAAGGATATAGAAAAGGCATTGAACCCGTGGAATATATAAATCTAAATTAAACCAATCAAAACAAACTTTTTTTATCATGCCAAACTCAAAAACAAACCCTTACACAAATAACGGTTTTAAGGATAGAACTGATTATTTAAACAGTTTGAAAGAGGATTATCCTAGTAATGCAGTAGATTTATTGAGTGATATTTTAGGGCCAAATGAAGATTTTGATGGTTTAGTAACTGATTTAAGAGACTATCAAGAGTTAGGAATGTTAGAAGGGTTAGAAGGATGAAACTAACTGAAAAGCAAATTGATTTAATGGCACAAGAATTAATTATTGAATCAAAGCATTTTGAAATTTTTGATAAATCAGTATTTAGAGAAAATATTGGTTTAAGTTTTGAGCAAAGATTAAAAATGTTTTATAGCATTTATCAGACTTGCAAGATGAGATAACAACAAACAACAAACCAACAAAACCAAATCATGAAAGACTTATTGAAAGTTAGTTCAGGAAACTCAAAACTAACATCAAGAAACATTGTTTCTATTCCAGCGGGCCTTACGTGTCCTAAAGCAAAAATTTGCCGTAGCTGGGCAAATGTTATTAATGGAAAGAGTCAAATTGTTGACGGTGATGAAACTCTTTTCAGATGCTATGCGGCAAGCCAAGAGGCACAATATCCAGCGGTTAGAGATAATCGTATATATAACTTTAAAGCTATTTTAAAAGCTTTAAGGCGTGGTAATGCGGTTGAATTAATAGATAAAAGTATCAATAAAAATCTAAAACTTACTAGGATTCATGAATCAGGAGACTTTTTTAGTTTAGATTATTTAAAAGCGTGGTTAGAAGTAGCTAGAAAGAATCCTGAAAATATATTTTACTGCTATTCCAAATCGCTTAGTTATTTTTTAGATTTGGGGATACCAAATAATTTTTATGTAACTGCTAGTTGGGGAGGATATGAAGATCATTTAATAGAATATTTTGAAAGAGATTCAAGAGTAGTTTTTAATGAAGATGAAGCTAAAAAGCTAAAGCTAACTATTGATCATGATGACTCAAATTGTTTTAAAAAGGGTAAACATAGTTTTTGTCATTTATTACACGGTACTCAACCTAAAGGAAGTGAGGCAAGTAAGGAACTAGGCAAGAGAAGAAAGCTTAAAAAAACTAATCAGTCAATATTTACAGGTTATTCAAAATGATTAAAGAGAATCCTAACCGTAGAGACTGCGTAGAGCAGATGAAAGTCTTAATAAAAGATGATAAAGATGATACATATATAATTAATAAATGTATTGAAGATTATAAAAACAAAGGAGTACATAAAAGTACTTTTTATGATTGGTTACCAATAGCAAAAAAAGAACTTACTGAGGATATAGATTGGATAGATAAGCAGAGTATTATCAATAGTCAACACTATGAGGATGCCCAGTTAAAAAAGCAATTAAAAAAGGATGCTCAAGAGGATTATAAAAATTGTACTGATATAAAATTGAGAGTAGCTTTAAGGAAAGAATTAAGCAGTTATTTAAAATCATATTAAAGACGAATTTCGTTGACGAATTATTTTTTTTAAAGCTAGGTATTAATTTATCTAGTTTTTTTTTTGTTAACATCCTTGACGTTCTGTCGATTAGTAATCTACAATATAAATAACCAAACCAAACAAAACTATGTCAAACAGATTTTCAGAAGAATGGATTGAAAATGAAAAGGATTCTTTTGCAGAAGATAATTTGCATTTAGAATATGATTCAGAAGAATTTATTGAAAAATTCAAAGAGCATTTAATTGATAATGATCCCAAAAATGAACCGTCATTAAGTGCTGCGGAGAGGAATCGTTAAATATATAAAACCTTACCCATATCAACTAAACTAAACAAACCCAAATTATGTCAGCAATGAAAAGACATCTTGAAAACAAGATTGAAAAGTTATTAGAAGAAAAACGTCAAAATAGAGCAATTATTGTTGATGCTTTTAATAACAATGAAATAAGTGAAGAACATTTCAAATCAGAAATGAATGCACTTGAATTAGCAGAAAAAACTATTAAGGAGCTAGATCTATGAATGATTTAAAAGGAACTTACTATCTTGTTGTTGGTGGTGTAATTGAATATGACTATTCATTAGAACAACACTACACAAGCAGCCCTAAAACTTATTTCTTTATGAATGAAAAAAGTTTTGATTTTTTAGAGAAAAAATTCTTTGAAGATTTATGTAAAGAGATTAATCCTGACGAAGAATATGATCCTGAATGGTTTTATGAGGAAAATTATCAAATGAGAATTGATTCAATTTTCACATCAAAAAAACCTATTGAACTAGAAGAATTAGAAGAGGTCAAGTCATGAATAGACTTGACTGGTTAGTCGAGATATATGTTGACTATTGCGATAAGCATGGTCTGGAGCATGTATCTGCTTGTGAGCAAAGTGGATTAACTGATAAACAAAAAGAATGGATTGAACATTATCAAGATCGTTGGATAGAAGAAGAAGATAGAAACGATACTAAAGAGGGCTGGGCACATGGCTAATGAGATTAAATATTCCATTATGAATGGAAAATTATTGCGATTCAGATTATTAATGAATGGCACAAGAGTATGGATTGATCCTCCTAGTGATGAATGGTTTGCATATGAAGCAAATCCTAGTTATCAGAAACGGATTAAAAAAACAAACCTACAAACCAATTTATTTAAAGATCATGATTGAAAACAAATGGGCTTATGCAGCAGTCATAAGCATGGTATTGGCTAAAACAGCACCAAGCAAAGAAAAACAAGAAGCTTGTTTGGAAGAAGTAGAGGATTCTAGAAAAAATTTAATATATGAAATTGAAAAAGAGATAATAAAAGAGGCAGAAAGAGTATGTCAGTTAAAGATAGAAGAATTTGATGCGTATTTTAAAAAGCATATTGTAGGAGCTAAAAAATCATGAATGAAAAAATCAACACTTTATTCTCAGTCTTAGATGCGTTATGCGTTCTAAGTGGTCGGAATATATATGTAATTCTCCCAGAGGAGGAGGATTTACAAATTCCATACCTAAAGAAAGAGATCCAAAAATGCTTGGATTTATTATGAATGCGAATTATTACAATCCTGATTTGACACATATATATCCACCATGTAGATTACCTATAGTTAACCACCCTATTGAATTGTAACTGACCTGTATTATGGAAACTCAAGCAGTCGATATATCCAAACCATTGATCAATGTTTGCAAAGTTCACATGGATGAATGGCACTCCCTCAAAGGGTTTGTACATGACATGATCAAACTCGGCATACAAACAAAATATGGAGATTTGACACCGTATGCTACCATGAAGAAAACCGACCGAAACAAGGAAAAAAAAGAGGAAGAAGGGAAGGTTTTCTATACTAGTAACGTAGACAATATAATAAATAAGGAAAAATCAAAAAAAGAGAAAAAATGGGTTTTTACGAAAGAACAAATACCTGATTTCCCTTTTAGAAGTTACAAGTCTTTAATCGTTAGATTTTGGGAAGTTAAATCGGGAGCAAAGAGCTACGAAGCCTTCAAACTTTTAATCGGAGAAAAAGGTTTAGCAGGGATATATCG